GAACGATGCGGGCCTTGTTGCCGTCGTCAGCAAACTGGTTGAGCGCCTTGGCGGTGCGCTGCAGGGCATCGGCCGGGTCGAGCTTCCTCAGCTCTTCAGCCCTTAGGCCCAGCGCCTCGAGCGCGGCGGCGGCGGCGCTGCCGGGCTTGGCGTCGCCCAAGGTCTTGTTGAACTTGACGAGCGCCTGGCCCACAGTTTCCATGGAGCTGCCGGTCCGCGCGGCCACATCCTCCAGCGCACTCAGGTTCTCGATGCTGGCGCCGGTGGCGTCTTTCAGGTCGTTGAGCGCGTCGATGCCATCGAGCGTGCCGACGAAGAACTGGCGCAGCGCCTCAACGCTTACCACGCCGGCCAGCGTGTTGCGCAGCGTGGCGAAGGTGTCGTTCACGCGCTTGTAGGCCGCAGCCATCTGCGCGGCGTTGCGCTCGGCCAGGCGGGCCGACTTGTCGAACCCCTGCTCCAGTTGGGCGAGCCTGGCAACGAGATCGACCGATAGGGTTGCGAGGGCCATGGCGGTGTGTCAGTCCTCTTCGGGCTCGCCGCGCTGGCGGCGGCGGTAGGTCTTGATGGTTTGCAGGCGCTCGATGAGCGCCTCGATGTCTGTCACGCCCAGCAGCTCCACCACCACGGGCAGGCCCTGCCAGTCCCACCCGCCCATGCCGGTGGCCAGCAGGCGCCACGCGCGCATGGCGAGCACGTCGTCGGCCGTGGCCTGCGGCTGCGCCGCGGGCCGCCCTTCTTCTTCGCCGCCCTCGTGCTCGATGCCGGCCTGGGCATCGAGCAGGGCCGTCAGTTTTTTGCGGTGGCCTCTGCTTGCTCGAGCGCCTCGGTGATCATTTCGACCATGGCCTTGGCCAGGGCCTCGCACCAGGCGATGCGGTCGCGTGCCACCTCGGCAAAGACCGCGGCGTCGAACGGCACCAGATCGGGCGGCGCCAGCGCCGGGCCGAAGATGTCGGCCTCGGTGATGCCGTCCCACGCGACGGCGCACTTGAGCACCATGTCGACGCTGACTCCGCGGTGCTGCAGCAGCGCATCCCACCGGGCCGGCCGGCGCAGGGTGATGGTCTTGCCGGGCTCGACCTCCACCTTGCGCTCGCGCCCGGCGTGGATGCGGCGGATGATGCTGGCGCTATCCATCCGCTACCCGGCTCAGGCCGCGCCCTGCAGGTACAGCTGCTTGACCGTGACGGCAAAATCGTAGCTCGCCACCTGGCCCTGCTGGATGTTCTCGGTGGGCAGCGCGGGCTGGCCGCGGAAGTAGCGCACGTTGCCGTCTTTGAGCGTGATGCGGAAGACCAGATAACCGGCAACGCGCGCGGCCTCACGCACCGCCTGCAGCGCACCAGCGGCGATGGTCTCGGCCCGGCCGCTGAATGTGACCAGCTCTGCCGACAGAGGCCCTTGGACGCTCTGGTTGATCTCGTCCAGCAGCACGGTGATGTCGAGCGGGTTGGCATCGCCGCCGCTCTTGTTGCTGCCGGTGCTGCTGGTGAGCGTGCTCCACGCGGTGATCGGCACCAGCGTGCCGGCGGTAAAGTCGCCGTAGTTGGTGGTGTCGAGATCCTCCAGCGTGAGGTCGTTGGTGCTGACCGCGCTGAACCGCACCGCCTGCCCCTCGAGCTGCGGCATGCCGGTGGCCGTGCTGAAATAGGCGATGCTCTTGACCGTGAGCCCGTGCGCGGCGCTGGTGGCCACCGGCGGATCGGCCGCGGTGACTTCGGTGACGGTCTTGGCCGTGCCTTCGGTGGTGCCGACTTCGACGCGGACGCCGCGCCCGATGACGTATGTCATGATCTGCTGCCTTTCTTGCTGCGGTGAAAAGCCGGCGCGGCGGCCGGCGGGGTTGAGTGTCTAGAGTACCCACCACTCAATCGTGAGTGCCTCGCCGTCGAGGCCGAGCTCGCCGTCGTGCAGGCTCTGGCGGCTGCGCACCAGCACGGCCTTGGTGGTCTGTGCGGCGTCGTGTGCATTGCATGCGGCCTGTACGGCGCTGGCCACTGCGGCAGCGGTGACCGCTGTTTCCGCCCAGCACTCGGCCACCAGCGTCACCTGCTCTGCGGCGCCAGCACCCTCGAGGCCTTCGAGCGGCTCGTGCGAAGCGCTGAATACCACCACCGGCAGCGGCTCTCCGGCATCGACGGCGTTCTGCGCGATGCGCGTGCCCACCAACGCCGAGAGCGGCGCATATGCGGCGAGCATGGCGCGAAACTCGGTTTCCACGCTCATCGCCGGGCGCCCTGACGCTCGTTGAATTTCTGAATGGCCGGGCCGAGCCGCTGCACCATGGCGCGCAATGCATCGCTGAGGCGCGCGCCGGCGGCCTGCAGAAAGCCGGCGCCGGCCTTGGCGCGAAAACCGAACTCCTGCCAGCGCCAGTAGTACGGGTCGCGCGGGCTGCGTGCACCGCGGTTGCCCTTGGCAGCCGGCCTCACGTTGACGAACACACCTACGTCACCCGCACGCCGCGCGACCTTGCTGGTACGCACGCTGATGCTCTTGCGCAGCAGCCCTGGCGTGCGAATGCCGCGCCTGAAGGCCGCCGAGCCGGATTGCGTGCTCAGGCGCATGACGGGCGCACGGCGGCGCGCTTCGTCGCGCACGATGCGGCCGCCGGCGCGCAGGGCCTCGACCAGGGCTTTGCGGCGCAGCTCACGCGGGATCTCGCGCAGCGCAGCCACGAAGTCGGCAATGCCCTCGACGCGCACCTCGATGCCGCTGCCTTTATCGGCCATCGCGCACCCCTTGCATGCACATGAGCTCGAGCGCGTCGCGCGCGCCGTCCACGTTGATGGGCGGCGCCACGATCTCGTGCGCCTGGCCGCGCCAGAGCACGCGCATGGTTTCTGCCACGTCGGCGCGGTGGCGAATGGTGAACTTGACCGAGAGCTCGCCCTGCAGCTGGCCGGCGGCGAAGAACTCGCGGCCGCGCAGCGGCTCGGCCTTGGCCCACACGGTGGCCACGGTAGCCCAGGTGGTGAGCGGCTGGCCCAGGGCATCGACGCCGGCGCTGCGCTGCTCGATGGTGATGCGCTCGCGCAGATCGCCCGCGCGAATTCGGCCTGCGGCGCGCATGGCTCAGAGCTTGAACTGCCGGTATGGGTCGAGCGCGGCGTCGACGTACCGGTTGGGAATTTCGGCCACTTTGCCGTCGAGCACCATGGCCTCGCGCTGGGCGTACAGAAACGCGGTGGTCACAAGCATCCAGCCGCGGATGCCGGGCGGCACCTTGTTCTGCGCGTCGTACCCCACCACGTAGCGGATGGTCACGGCGTTGGCCTGCTCGCGGGTGGATGGCCACTCGGTATCCACCGCTGGCAGCAGCCAGAACGGCCAGACGGTCTCGTCGACCATGTAGGAGGCGCCAGCCAAAGTCTGCGTGGTGCCTGCCGTGTCGACGTATTGCACCTGGCTGACCAGCAGCGGGCAGGCAACGGCGCCGGGGCCAGTGTGGTGCTTGTTCCACGCGGGCAGCACCTCGAAGCCGGTGTCGGCCTCGCTCGGCAGCGGAAAGCGGTCAAGCGTCTGCTCGAGCGTGCGCTGCATGATGGCGGCGCCCATGTACTGCTCGGCCCGCTCGCGCGCGGCGGCGATAAGCATGGGCCACAGCACGGCGTCGTTTTCGGTGCCGTCGTCGGCGGCGTTGGCCTTGGCCTCGGCCACTGTGACGGGCTCGAGCGTGGCGGCGGTGATGAGGCGGATGCCCATGGGTGGTTACGTCCTGCGGCCCGTGCTGAGGTTGCTGCGATGTGCGGTGCTGATGTTCCTGCGGCCGCCGGCGCTCGGCAGCAGCGGTGCGCCACGGCGCCCGGCGGCCGCGAACACGCGCACCTCGATCGCTTGCGCCATGTCGAACTCAACCGCTTGCTGCACGATCTGCGCGCCGGGTGGCGTGACGTCGAACGCCGTGTCGACCTCGGCCACCTGCACGATGCCGGAGCGCAGCAGCGCAGCGACCGCGAATGCGCTGTCGACTTCGATTGCCTGCCCGAGGGCGCCCTGCAAGAGGCGCGCGATCGGCTGCGCAACATCAGTCTCGACAGCCTGTATCGCGCCGACCCGCAGACTGATGCCTTGCGCCAGATTGGTCTCGGAGGCCTGCGCGACAGCGCGCGCTTGCTCACCGTTGACCGCCTGTGCGGCGTCGGACTCGTTGACTTGGCCGACCGCTCGTATCTGCTGCGCGGCGATCGCTTGCGCCGTGTCGGTTTCGACCACCTGCGCCACCACGCCGGCCGGCGGCACGAAGGTGATGGCCTGCGCGGCATCTGTTTCGCTGGCCTGTGCGACGAGCCCAACGTGCTGCGCGGCCACGGCTTGCGCGGTGTCGGTCTCCACGACCTGCGCCACCTGCAGCGCGCGCTGGACGGTGATAGCTTGCGCGGTGTCTGTCTCTTCGACTTGGCCGACCGCTCGTATCTGCTGCGCGGCGATCGCTTGCGCCGTGTCGGTTTCGACCACCTGCGCCACCACGCCGGCCGGCGGCACGAAGGTGATGGCCTGCGCCGTGTCTGTTTCGCTGGCCTGCGCGACGGCGAGCACGTGGCTTGCGGCAATTGTCTGCGCGAGGTCTGTCTCGGAGGCCTGCGCAATTGTGCCTGCAAGGACGCCGCCGACCGTTTGCGCAGTGTCGGTTTCCGTGACTTGACCGATCGTGCTTGCCAGCGCGGGGGTGATGGCCTGCGCGACTTCCGTACTGGTCGCCTGGCCTAGGGCGCGGACTTGGCGCGCGGTGATTGCCTGCGAGACATCGGTCTCGGTCGTTTGGCCGACCGCGATCGGGCCTCCAGCGGTGTCAGATCCGCGCAGGAACAGGTACGAAGGTGCCGCACCTATTGGGCCGTGAGGGTAGACGCGCGGCCCGGTGCCGTAGGTGGCGCCACTGCTGGCAGGTCGAAAAGCCGCCCATGCCATGACCATGCCAGGCAATGCCGAGTTGGCCGGCACATCAATGTCATAGTCCTCTGCGGACGCGGTACTCTGGACACGATAGTGCAGTACGTTGGCCTCGTCCGGGCTGCCGTCGATGCCTCCGAACGCGAGTGTCCACCCGTCTGCGTCGTCGGCCGCAGTGTGGACGTTTGCGCCTGCGTCAAGAAACGCATGGCCGAGCAGGAAGCATCCGTCCACGCTCGGAGTACGTGCCACCGTCGCCGGATTCCAGTCGGAGAACCCGTCAGGGTTGAGCCCACCCCAGACCGCCGCAACGTCGAACGCGCCGATGCCGGATACCTCAACGGCGTAAATGTGCGCGTAGCCCTCGCCGCCGCCACTGATCGACACAGTGAAGGTCGTCGGCGCATTCGTGATGTTAGCGGCCCACGCAATTGCGCTGGTCTGCTCATAGATGAGCTCTGATACCTGGCAGACCGGATAGTATTGATTCCCCTGGTTGTCCGTGATCGACGTGACTTCCTCGCCGGACGTGGTCTCGTGGTTAAACGCGATCACGACCGCGTTGCCGCTGCCAACGGCGCTCAGCGTGGCTTCCATCGAGGTCACGCCGCCGCCAGGGTACTGCGTCCGGTCGCCCTGCACGTATCCCACCGTGCCCTGCGGCCCGCCGGACGGCATTGTCACAGCGGCAAAGCTGATGATCTGAGTGCCGCCAGCGTCGCCACCCAATGTCGCCTGATTGAGCGAGACGTTGTTGGTGGCCGCCGCCGTGCCTTGCAGCTGGTACGCAATAGCGAGCGATTGATCGCTGCCGGTTGTGTTTCGATACTGCGCCGACAGGCCGCTCTGCGTCCAATTGGTCCCGCTGAGTGAATCCCACGTGTTGTCGTCTGCCGTGCTCCAGACAGCAAGGGTTACGGTGTCATCCCTGCGCGGTGTCAGGCCTGTGATCGTCTTCGTGAACGGCGTCGAGCCGGCTGTGAACGTGCCGCGCAAAGGCCCGTTGCACACCACCCAATGATCGGCGGCGGAGTCTGGACGAAACACCATCGCGACCGCCGTGAGGGCGAGCGTGCCCTGCGGCGTCTGCGACGAGTCGTAGTTGGAGAACGATGGGTCAGCCGTCCATGTACCGTTGAACCTGCACCAGAAAATACGGCAATGATGGCTCGCCGTCGATACTCCGCGCGTGTTGTTCCACAGTTGTCCGCCGGTCTCTGTGTTCCACGTCTGTTCGTTGGTCCCGGTGTCCGCGAGGTTGCGGTACTGAATGACTACGACGACCAGGTCTCCCGCCTGCGCACTGGCCAGCGCCCCGGTGTCTTTGTCAATCGTGACCGTCGGTCCAGCATTCGCCGCGGCCGCGTCATCGGCAGGAATAGACGTCGCGGAAATGAATGTCGGTGCCGTCATGTAAGCCCACGCCTGTGCGGCCGACGCCGCCAGTTAACGACGATCAGATCAGCGCCTTCGTCCACTCGAGCGACATGTAGTCGATCTGCCCGAGCGCCGTGGCAGTCGTGCCGGAGTTGGTCAGGATCATCCCGTGGCCAGTCTCGCGACCGGCTGTCGTCGGGATGTTCGCGGAGTTGGTCTGCGTGCCGAGTTGGTTGCCGCCGTCGTCGAGCACAGTGAATGTCACGTTAGCCGCGGCACGATCCACAGTGATGCGCAGGCGATACCACGTGCTGGCCGACATCGTGGCGATGGTTGCGCTCGTGGTGCGCGTGGAGTTGTTCGATGTCTTGCCGACCAGGGCGCCGGAGCCGGTGAACTCGAAGTAAGCGCCGTCGGTGCAGTCTGTGCTGGTGCCGGTGTCGATGAAGCCGAGCCGGCCGGTCGTGTTGGTGAAGGCAGCGGGCGCGCGGA